TTTACGATCATCATCTTTAAACTCTTTATGATACTCCCAGATCTTCATGGATGAAGATCTTAATTCTTTCCAGATCTTGTCTTTTTCTTCGTCTATGCGAACATTTACTTTATCATCAAGATCCTTGATGTTTGATTCAATTTTGATTGAATTATTAAAGTATTTTGTCTCTACATTTTCGGTAAGTTGTTCTATATCAAATTGAACTTTTCCTCTTAAACCATCGATAGTATCATTGACTTTTACAAAGTCATCATCAATAACACTAAATGTTTTTCCGATCCAGGAAAAATCTGGAACTTCATTAACCTCATTTACCCATTTAGGGAACTTGGGGATAGATTCCTTTACCCTCTCAATATCTTCTTTGATTGAGAGTAAATCATCTTCATAATATTTTGGTTCAGGAAGATTTGCTACCTCTTGAATGACAGAATCAATTCTATCTTCAATATTTTGAACTTGTTCATCATAATATTTTACTTCTGGAAGTTCATCGATTTTTGATTCGATAAACTCTTTTACTTGATCAATTTGATCACAAACTGCTTCGAGTTCGTCATCATAATATTTTACTTCGGGAACCTCAGGAATATCTTCCCTTAACTGATCAATTACTTCGCAAAGTGCTTCAAGTTGATCATCATAATATCTTACTTCAGGAATCTCAGGAATATCTTTCCTAACATCACTGATAAGATGTAAAATTTCTGTAAGATCTACAGTAGATTCCACAACTTCTGGTTCTACTGCTTCTTCTATTTTTTCTTCGACTTCTTCCTTTTCTACCTCAATATAATCTTCTATAGAGGGCAAATCCCCTTCTACAAGATAGTCATCAAGTGATGGCAAATTTTTATCTTCAGCCTGCGCCATTAAAATATTAGTAAGATTACTTTGGGTTTTCTCACCCTATAGTTTATTTATCTTCTTTCTTATTCTGCTTTAAAAGTTTGGCGAGATCTGCTGTAGAACCAACAAAAAGTGCATTTGTTACATTTGTAGGGCCTTTGGAATTCGACTCCTCTTCAACATCCTTTAGTTTTTTCTGCAAGTCAAGAAGTTTATCAGTTGCATCAGCAACACTCTTAATCAATTGTCCTGCAACTTCATATGCCCTTGCTTGCTCAGTTTCTTGTGCAAGTTCAAGTATTCCATTAACTGCTTCTTGCCCCTTTTCGATCAAAGAATAAAGATTACCTCTTGTGTATTCATAATCTTTTCTAGTGTCTGTTTTAATTCCATCAACTTCTTTTTGAACAGGTTTTATCTGTTCAGGTTCACTAGAAACAATCTCACTGGATACATCAAACGCTTCATTTAAGCTATCAAAACTCATGAGATTGTACCATCAAATCCAAAGTCATCTCCAATTTCAATTAAAGCATCATCAGCATCTGTAATTAGATTAACTGCTGTGCCACGAACATGGGATCCTACAATAGTCTCGTCTTGTCCTCTCTTAGTAAACAGAGTATTACCTTCTTTTCTATCAACGTAGATAGACTCATTATTAATTACAATGAAGGTATTTTCTGATATTCCAGAAGAATCATTTACTTGAAGAATATTGGTGGTAGTTCCAACGTCCTCTGAAAGATTTGTAATAACGTTGTCTGTATAACTTTTTGTTGCTCTTGGAGTAACAGTATAAGTAAGATCTCTCGTTGGAGTAGAAGAATCGTCTTGAACATATCCAACACGAACTCTTTTGATAAGATCTCTGGACGCCGTTGAGGTATCTCCAACAGGGCCAAAGATATATGTTTTTGCAGTGAATCTTATTGTATAAAGAAGGGAGCGTCTAGTATTATAATTACCTTCGTAATCATCCTGCATTGTTACATTTTCAATAACTATTGGAATATCTCTTTTTTCCCCAATAGTATCAACTAGATTTACAGATAATGTGTATGCTGGTTGAAAATATGGTAAAATTTGTTCAACTATTTGAAGCATATCATCATTCAACTTAGTGAAAATAGATAGTTCAAATGACATGTTATAGGGCACAGGCATGTAGGTTTTTCTAATTGCAGTTGCAATACCTACACTCTGTGATTTGAAGGTTTGAGTTGTGGTTACTTTTCTAGTACCATCATATTGAAGTCCCGTGAATTCAAACGACATTCTTGGGAGAGTAATCGATGTGGGTTTATTAAGATCTGCCGATTGTTCAAGTCTTGCTAAAAATTTCTGAGTAGGCCCATATGCTAAAGGAACCTTGATAACTTCATCAACACTTCCATTGGAATCTAAATGTTTGATTTCAATTCCATTAAAAAGACTTCCGAACGAAATAATCGTTCGTCTCAGAATTTCATGGTAAAAGTATTCAAACATACAGTTGCCTTAGTTATGTTTATTTAGGTTAAGGATTCCCAAAGGGATTAGATTCTGAGAAATCTAAGATTCCATCCCTAGCGGAAAGTTTAATTTCATCATTATCGGGATAATTATTAACAGTATTATCATCCTCTATAACTCTAATTTTATAAGAGGCGCTGCTTTCGGATCCTGTAATTGTCTCTCCAGCAACAAAGTCACCAGAAACATTAGAATATGTAAGAATGTTTGTAACAGAATTCCAAGTTTTGACAATTCCAGTAACACCACTTGTAGAACCGGTTATGGTTTCTGTAGGTATAAAGTCTCCACTTCCGCTTAAATCTGGAGCAGAAAGGGTAATAGTGGGTGCTACAGTATATCCAGCACCAGCATTTGTTAGATAGATTGCAGAGACTGTTCCTGCAGCAGAGACAACGGCAACACCTTGTGCAGTTGTTCCAATTCCAGGACTACTGAATGTAACTGTTGGTGCAGATACATATCCACCACCACCATCACTTATAGTTACAATACCAACCGTATTGTCGGATATCCTAGTGGTGGCAGCAGCACCAACTCCAGGATTAGTACTGACTCCAACGAATACTATACCTGGATTCGCAGTATATCCTGCTCCAGGATTTACAATGAAGACACCTTGTACTTTCTCTCCAATTAAAGTTCCATCACAATTAACAATGTCGTTACGTAAGGTTGAAATTCCTGTGGCGCGGGTACCACCGGTAGGTGCAGATGAAATCGCAACAGTGGGTGGATGATTGTATTTTTCACCTCTAGAGGTAACGATAATTTGGTTGACGGCACCACTAATAATTCTTCCAGAGAAAGCGGTTGCGGTGGATCCAGATCCGACAAGTGTGAGAGATCTGATATTTCCTTCCACATTGAAGGTATCATCGATTTCCTCAACACCAGTATCCAGAATTTCATCTTCTCCTCTGAACAGTTCGCAAGTTAATTCGTATACGTAATTTTTTTGTAACTGATAAAAAGGTTTTTCGTGCTCGACAAATTTAATTTCAAAAAGTCTATCACCAAGTGGAAAATAAATTAGATCTCCCTCTTTTGGACGTGTTGCAAGTTCAATATTAGGTAAATTTTTAATTAATGGTGTAATATAACTTGAAAATCTTTCTTGAGAAATAATTAACTTTAATTCATTAGTTGCTTGAACACCAAATTTTGATAAGAGAACGGTATTATCTCCATATCCATCAAAATTATCAACATATGCCTCAATGGGATACGACTGATTAAATTCTGACGTAATTACTTCACGAATTATTTTATTTTTGGTAACATACTGTCTCGGTAAGTAATAAACTTCGACACCATACATTCTCAACTGTTCGTTGATTAAGTCTTGAACAAGACTTTGCTCTCCTTGAGAACCTTGTAAGAAAAAAGGATTTAATGCCATTATCCGATGAAATCAAGTGGAGGAAGTTCATAAGTGTTGGACATTTTCTCTATGATTTTGTCTAAATCATTTTGTCCATCTTCATAAATTTGTCTACCATTAAGTTCAACTCCACCTGGAAGTTTTACTCCTTGAAACTTCATCAGGTTTTGTCCCCATTGACGTTTAATCAATGCAGTAAGGTATGGTTTAATAAAAGAGTCGTTATATACTCTTGAAAAATCATTAGGATCAACTGTTCTAAAACAATCAATAATAATATATTCACCAGCTCTGACTGAACCCCAATCAATGTCTAGGTATAACCTATCCATCCTCTGGTTAAATCTAATTTGTTTATGTGTGTTTAGTAAGAAGTCTAAATCTTCAAGATACGTCTTTGTCATAGCATATGACAACAACTCAGTATTTCCAAAGAAATAAACATCATTTAAAAATAACTGATACTTAACACTAAACATATTATTGGTAACAGTGTTAGCACCAGCAAATTGAAATATTTTATTAACTCCTATAACAGAAGGAGGAACCTGTAAATAATTACTATTTTCAGTATAAGAAAATGTCGTAGATGCACCATCAATTGTAGATGAAGCGGTTGTTGTTACAATACCTGCTTGAGTTACTGATGAAGATGGACTTCTACCCCTATTAATATCTTCTTGAGTTATTTGATATTTTAAAAATACTTGTCCGACACCATCGAAGTGTCTTTCATGAAAGTATTGAATCGCATCATCAACTAAGTCCTCGATTTGCTCATCAGCAACGTTAATCTCAAGGACGGGAGCACCTAACTTTCTTTTGCAGTAGTCTACTAACTCCGCTCTAGTTGATGGTTGCATCTATCTACACTTTTTAGGTATTTATGGAGATGTCGCTATACCAGCCTTGACTAAGGCATCTCCGTTGATAATATTATATACAGTATTACCAGAACTCACTAAAACATCATAAACATATCTACCAGGTTTAAGATTTCTTGTTTCAGTAGATCCCAAAGATAATGTAATAACACCACCTGCTGCACTTGTAAATCCAACGGTGAAAGCTTGAGTTACACCAAGTGTGGCACCTATGGCAACACTTTTTGATATTGCAGCAGATCCAGTCCAAGTAACTGCTAATCCAGCAGTTGTACCAGCACCAGTGTCAAACCTAAATGCAGATCCGTTAGGATTAGTAATTGTGAATTTATCACTAAAGGTTGCTCCACCGTATATATTTAAATTTACGGCATACGGTGCAGCAGATGCTACATCATAGGTTACGTTCTGATTAGCCATTTATGTTTGTTACTGATAAAGTCTCTTGTTGTTTATAATAAAGTTTTACAAATGACTTTGCGATATTTCTCAAAATATCTCTATCATCACAACTATCTATCTCAGATGCTAATTTAGTATATTCAAAACTTTTAGATAAATTGTTGAGTTTAATTGATTCGGGATCCATAAAGTGCCTCCTTGAGAAGTAATTTTAATTCAGTAATTTCATTATTAATATTAGCAAGATCTCTCTCTACATTCTGTATCCTAATACTCTCCTCATTTTTGGCATTCTTACTCATCATATAAGAAGAGAAACCAGATCTATCGTTGTTAATGATAGCTCCGGTTTCACTATCTCTCAAAAGATTATTATGCCCTTCTACTTTTAAATGTTTCATCATGCAAGTGCTATCACTCTCAGGTTTCTAATTCTAGGTGGATTTGCTTGATTAGTTGAGGTAAGTGAAAGTTTGATTCTATATGATCTAAAGGATGAAAGTTCCTCAATTGTAAATGTATGTTCTCTATAGTCTTCAACAGGGGAGACAAAAGTGTCACTAGAACCATCATTATTTGCAATATCAATAATTTGTCCTCTTTCATCAATATTATTAAATCCAGGGAATGCCTCATAAATTGGAGTAAAGTTTTGATGATCAGCAATTGCAAAGAATCCTCTAATATCAGCGTCTCTATCCTTGAAAACATCAACAATTACTTTTATTGAAGTTGCAGGATTTTCCAAAGAAATCTCTTTAGAGAGATACTGGAAGGCGGTAGGATCGGTATCAATACCGTTGACTCTACTATCAGTGACATAATCAGTAATTACACTATTGACTCTATTTGATGTAGCAATAATACTCATTCTCTGAGTATCGATTACTGGAGAGACTCTTGCATCAGTTGTTCCTAAGTTAAGTCTCAGAGTCATAGACTTATTACCTGGAGTACTACTAAGTTTTGCATCTTCATTAACTTTAGAAGCAATAATTCTAGGAGTACTGAAGTAGTTTGGATTTTGTATTGAAATTTCTTCAAATCCTTGATCAATGTACGGAATTTCATTGCCACTAATTGAAGAACCAGAGATTGTTCTTACCTGAGCATCAATATTTGTACCTCTAACAGTCATGTGTTGAATTTGAGGTGTCAAGATTTCAAAAGGAATATTCTGAGATGCCTTGATCTTATTACCACCAGCAGACTTTGTTTCTCCCATATAAAGGATTGGGAAACTTTCGCCTGTAGAACGTCCTACTCCACTTTCACCCATGTTAAGTTTGATTTTATATGTATCAAATGTGCGAGGATCAGCAGCAGTCACACTATCAAGATTATGCGTTTTGTTGATTCTTCTCAACGATACATCACCAAGTTCATACTTAAATACTTGTGTACCAGCAATATAATCCTTAGCAATCGTGCTATCAATTCCTCTTTGAACCAGTGTGATACTGTTAGAAGTTGCTGATTCATAAGAAATAATTTCACTTCCAATCTTGAGATAACCCAAGTTAGTTGAACCTACACCTACATTTTCAAAAATATCAAATCCAGTGGTAGAATCAACAGAAATTGGTGAAGTTGATGATGAATTAATCGCTTCAGTAAGTTTTATTGGAAGAATATCAGATTCAACATCAGTGATTTCAACTCTATTATCTTCAAAATACATTCCATGATTTTTATGGTTGACAGTGAAGTGAACACCATCAGTAATTACTTCATTAATTCCATCAATAAGAACACCGCCGCCAGCAGGTAAAGTCTGATCATTATTTAAATCAGTTCTAAGTCCTGCATTGTTAATAAATTGAACTGTGTTACCTGCTCCAGTAATAAAATCACCCTGAACGTTATCTAGAAGAATTTCATTTGTATTGGCGATTGATACTAAAGATAATCTAAGATTTCTACCCAGATTATTGTTTCCGATAGTCGATACACCTAGTACATCACCGATAACATATCCTTGTCCGCCACTATTTGCAACGGCCTCGGAAATAGTAGCACTAGCAACAATACCGTTAGTAACGGTGATATCCGCTTTAGCGTTTCTACCACTACTTGTAATGTTGATTAATTCAACTGCCTCATATTCGAGGGTACCACTATGAGGAGTGAATCCTATACCAGCATTGATAACATTTAGACTGCCAGTAGCAATACCTGCTTCACCAACAAAGTTACCAGAGGCATTGCTACCATGTTGAACAATAGTATTTCCTAATGTAAGATCATTATCCTGGAGTGTTGAACCAATACCAATACGAACAGATCTAGAATTAAGACTAATTGAGTTGGGAAGTAGAGATGCAATTTGCTTGTTACCCAAGCTTAATTTTGGACTGTATACTTCGATTGATCCACTATCTACAAAGTCTGCTCTGTAAAGAGTAAATTTGAGATCTTCCCACTGACTTGGTTCCCAAACAGATCCATTCTGTGATTTGTAAAGTGAACCAAGATAAGGTTGGTTAGAAACAAATGTTTGACGGAGAAGATCATTTTCTCCAACTCTTGAAATAAAGACTCTATATCTCGCAGATGCAGAACGCATCACCATTGCATATTGAACACCTGGTTCTAAGTAAACAGGAGCCTTTAGATTGAATGTATGAGCAACAGATCCATCATCACTGACGGCAATATCCTTAGGAAAAGCAATTACTTGAGAAAGTGGCAGAATCTTGGTAGTTGGTACTCCATTATCACATGTTCTAAGTTCAAATATAACAGGAATTCCAAGATTGTCTGTTTGCTCGAAGAATACATCACACTTAGTGATGAATATACCAGTATCATCCTCTACAAGGAAAGTCTGTGCAAGAGGATCTCCTCTTCGCTCTGTTCTACGAGTAAAGTTCTGAGTTAAAACTTCAGTTGAAATGACTTCAGTGCCAAAAGTATCATCTTGTCTTCTGATATCCCTTTCTTCAGCAACTTCTTCAGACTGAACATTAGCATTTCTAACAGAAACAATATTTTCTTGAACTGTCTCGATAACTCCACTAATCAAGAATGTTGATGTTGCACGAGTAGATGCTTCATTAAGATTATTATTAATATCATCTATGAAAGTAAGAACTTTTGTTCCAACTTCAAATCGTGGATTATTTGTAATATTGGGATCAGGTATGAAGAAACTTCCAATTAATGAAGAAGAGAAGTCTGCAACCAATCTTACTTGAGTAATAGTTGCTTGAGCACCACTAGTTTCTCCTACAAGAACCATTCCCTGAGCAACATATCCAATAAAATCACCTTGAGGTTGATCACATAACGAGAAAGTATCTACGTTAAGGATAGTTGATGTAGAAGAATACGCTCTAGGAATTGTTCTATCCTTATTATAAGGATTGATTGTGAATACTTCTGTGGCGTTATCAAATGCTCCCTCTTTATGATTTGATTGTGCTGCTCTAAAAGTTATTTGAGGATTGCTATCTGTTGAAGGTGCATTTCCAACAGATCTCATTGTACCAGTTATGGTTTCTCCAACTTGGAAAGTTCCTGAAACCATACTAATTTCAAGAAGTTTGGGAATGCAATAATCTGTTATTGCAACACCATCAAAAAATCCGTATAATTGTGAATAGGGTTTGAGTGAATTAATATTAAATTCAATATTTCTAGAGCGAGCAAATGAAATTAAATCTCTACTTACAACTCTATCTCCAAGAGATTCATTATCAAATTGTTCACTAATAACTGTTCTTGCTCCAGATCTAGTTGCAACACCAGTTTCAAATATTTCTCTAGTTGTATCTCTGAAGGTAGTATTTGTAGTTGTGATAATATCACCCCACCATCCAGCACGTCTTACACCCACTTGTCTACTAGTGGTTGAGGTTTGCCTATCAACAGTATCAATTACCTCTTCTCTACCAGTCCAATTATTAACCCAAGAGTTCCAAACTGCAGGAGCAAATCCTGTCTGAGGATCTACATTGAGAGTTCTAGTTGCCCTCTCAAGGGTTTCTGTAAAGTTACCCTCTGCTTGAACAATATTTGCCTCAAGTCTTACTTGATCAGTCCAAGAATCAGATGCTGGGGTAAGATTGAGAGCTCCGATCCAAAATCCAATAATAAATGGTGTAACACTTTCAGATCTTGTAGCGAATTGTTGACTCAACCACTCTACATCAGAATATTCTAGTGTTACAATATCATCGGTTTTCCTGATGTTATTTCCATCAGGAACAGCAACTTTTAAGTCTCCACTTCCAGAAAGACTTTGTGTTAAATCAACCTGAGTTGTATAGTGTTTTGGACGTGCTTGCTTATTAGTAAAATCAACACTATTCTTAAGATCAACAGATTCTTCCTGAGCGAGGAAAGAAGTGAAGTTATCTACAAAGAATCCAGATTTAAATCTATTAAGTCCATTTGCATCGGGAACAAAGAGATTAGCAGTATTTGTTTCAAGAAGCGAAAGTGAAGTAAAGAATTCAAGATTTTTAATTCTATTTTCAAGTTGTTTAATATCAACCATTCTATAACGTTTATGCTCTAAGAATTTCTTAGATGCATCTGAAACCTTGTATAAGAAAGGAGGAAGTGAGATGGTTGCAATTTCTAAAGCATCATCTACAGAGGTTGGTTTTTCTGGATTTTCTGCTGGAGTGCCGTATTTAACCTGGAATACTCCATCTTTTGTCAAATAAACTCTATCAATTCTACCAAGGTAATAAGAGAAATCTGTTAAAATTCCTTCATTTGAAGCAAGAATATTTGTAGCAGAATTTCCAGAAACATTAAATGTTCTTCCCTTAAATTCTAAGGGAGATCTATCACCTTCCGATATAGATTCAATATCAGAAACTTTTGGACGAATATCAATTATATCAGTGTTTCTGAGTGAGTTAACACTAGGAATTTCACTACCATAGTCAAAATTAGAGTATGAATTTACAGTGGTAATATCACCATCATCAGTTGACTCATAGTAACCATTTGAATAGTATACGACTACTTTTCTCTTAGGTGCTTCTTCACCATTTTTTCTATTAAGGACACCATAACCATAGAATTCTCCATTTTGTCCATTTGTAAATCCATATTTAAAAGAAATATCTTTACTTGGAGTATCTAAGGTAGTAACTATAGCTTTTATTCCAGATTCAACAAATTCAACAGTTTCACCCTCATTAAAGTTTATTTGATTTTTAGGAAGATATAAAATCTTTGCATCAGTTTCTTTTCTACCAACAATAGCACGAGAATTAGTGGTTAGTCCTTTAATTTCCTCTCCAATAACCAAATCTGAGGTTTTTCCTGTAGGCCCTGATAGATTTGACAGCACCATCGAAGGAGCCGTAGGATCAGTGTTATTAACAGCAGGATCTGTTGCTAGTTCATAAATGCCATGTACTTCAATAATATCTGCACGATTGAGTGAGATACTTTCATCTTGTACTCTAGTTCCAAATGGATAATTTCCATGTGTTAATCCATCATTTAATGTAGTAGATCCAATTCCTGATGCAACTTGAGTAGATTTATCAATTACAATAGAATCAACTCTATTTCTAATTTTATTTTTTGCTTTTGGTTTTATTTTAGTCAGAGTTGTAACTAAAGTTGCTTCATCATCATTTCCAAGATTAAATATCTCTAATTGATTTGATCCTGCGTTAATCTGTACTTTATCAGAAGTTAATTCTTCAGTTGTGCCATCACTTCTAATTAATAGATATCTCTCTGGAGTAAATGGTAAGAATGTTTCATTAGATTCTGTTACTACTGCAGCAGTTAACTTATTATCAAGAATGTTAACCTGCTGAGTTTTTCTAATAACTAAAGATGCATCATCAAGTTTTACCTCTGAAATGTGACGCCTTGGCATTTCAGTATAGAGAGTATTATCATTAGATGCTCCAAGATCACCAGCAATAACTTTTACATCATTCAATGTTGCTGCAGAAGTTGGAATAGCACCACTTGCTACACCTTCAACAGTAGATACACCTGTAATAGTTACTGAAGATGTTGCAACGCTAACAACTGAGGCAAAAACAGGATCTTGAGATAAATCACCACTAAAAGAAATGATATTTCCTGCTTTAATTTGTCCAGGGAAACGTGAATTTGTAGATCTAATAACTGATGTAAAGTTAGCAGCAGCAGCGGTTACAGTGGCAACACCAATGTTAAATTTAGGGGCAAGAACTACATCAGCAGAGAAAGTTCTTGCTGCTCCAACTTCAGCACCATTAAGACTACCAAATACTGATAATACATCACTGATACCATATGAAGTAACGGCAGTTGCAACTCTTGGATTTTCAATACCATCAATGATAAAATTTTCGTTTTTGATAAACTTACCAGAAGTTTCATAAAGTACAAGAGACTTGGTATTTGTTGCTGTCTCTTTTAAGAATCCAGTAGCACCACTATTCTTTCCTTTGATGAAAGTAGGAACAGGAAGGGTAATATTTTCGTTTAAAGTAATTTCAGTAGTAGTCTGAACATCATATAGTGATAATCCCCACTCATTAGTATCCGAGTTTGGTGCATTATAAGATCCAGAGTCAAGATTAAAATCATAAACCCTTGCTAGTCCGATTTCTTTTCCTGCAATTGCAGTTGAATTAACTCCAACTCTTGTATCACGTAAACTTAAAACATATGTATTTCCAATTCCAATGGTAGGTGATCCATAAACACGATTTAATTTAAGAGTCTTACCAGTCTCATAATTAATTTGCTGTTGAGTAAGAGTTTTTGTTGTTCTAGGTTTTGCAACATCAAGATAGGTGGGTGCTGTTGTCTCAACATCATAACCCTTTACAAACGCTCTGCCTGGAGAAATTTGATATAATGCTAAATCTTCATCTGGAGTTGATCCACTATATGTGGTTTGTCCTGCATTAAAAATTCCTCTATTTCCTTTAAAATTATTTAAAGATTCTTTTACGCCAAGTCCAAAAGACTTAACATAATAATCACCAGATTCTGCAAATGTTCTTTTTGCTAACTCATCACCAAACTGTGTAGAGTTACTTATAACTTTTTGTCTTAAAATTCCACTATTAACAACTCCAAGTTCAACAAAATTACTATCATCAAGATCAGTAAGATCTTTTTTATGCAATGAAGTAGTAATTTGAAGTCTATCTGCTCCAGGTGCTCCAAAGTTATTAAAACCGGAGGAGTTATCAGTTAATGATGAATCAAGATCAGCGTTAACAATTTTTTCTTCAATTAGTAAACCAACTCTGCAGTTTGAAACGTTGGAATACTGATTTAATATTAAAGTTTGTTCGGCAACATTAAGAAAGGTTCCTTTTCCAAAATATACACCATTACTTATAAAATAAGCAGATCCCACTGCTGTGGCGTTCTCTTGAACGGTAGAGGCAAATGGAGATCCCTGTCCAATTAAAGTATTAGCAGTTGAAATTGTAACGTCACAGGTTAAAAGTTCACCATCTCTAAAAATAGTTTCTTGATTATCTGTTCCAGATCCTGAATAGTTTACATATAAAGTAACTTGATTTCTCTCGGATTCTGCATCCGTAATATATTTGTCAACAATCGCTGTAACACCAGAATCTTGTCCGGTAATTTGTGCTCCAACTATTTGATCCAAATAATCAAAGAGAGGAACTCCCAGATAGTTATTTTCCAGAATAACACATTTATAATTAGTAGAATATGTTGTGTTTCCTGGAATAACCTTAGCACCTTCTTTAAAAAAGTGCTGTCCAAATTTCTCTACTTGATTTTGCAGGATCGACTGAAGAGACGTTAATTCTCTTGCTTGTACGGGATAACCTGGCTTGAATAAAACCTTGTAATAATCTTTTTGGGGATCAAAGTCGTCAAAGTAAGGAGCGACATTGAGATTGGTTTCCTGTGACATAATTCCTTAGAACTGCAAGATAATTTTGATATCTTCTTTTTGACTGGACGATCTTGTAATAGAAGGCCTATTATCTACGTAAATAATGTTGCCTGTATACTTTTCAACCTCTGGTTGAGCAACGCCACTATTAAATGATTGTCCCAAATAATAAGTACGACTATTTATTTCAGTTGAGACACCCGTAAATGAAGTTTGAATGGCTAAAGTTGATGATCCACCTAAAATACTAAAATTACCACCATCAACAATATTTGGCCCAAATCTATTCATTTTGAATCCATATTCAGGACTCGTATTTTTAGATCCATCAGTATTAAATCCTGCAGTTGATCTATCTTGCCAATATTTCAATACTCCAGTTACCTGATCATAAGAAACAACTCTTCCAACAGCCGTAGAACCAAATCCAACTGTTTGAGTAATAAATGAGTCTGGTGTAAATGTTGCTGAACTATATCCAGCACCTGTTAGTTTTAAAGCATATGTTGCAGATGCTTTATCAAGTGTTAGATTTGATGATGTATTATATGCCTTGGGATTTTGTACTAATCCAATTCTAGCAATTTCGTTACCTGTAATAAAATCTGGATTTTCTGAATCATTCTCAATTCTAGAATAAATTAGAGCATTTCTTGCTCCAAGTTCCCTGTATATGTCAGATCCATGTCCACCTTGAGGTGGAATAATTACATCGAATATAGGAGCAGTTGATCCGGTAGGGACATTACCAGCGACAAGATCTATAGTGCCAAAAGAATAACCAGATCCACCTTTAGAAATAACTACAGATTCAACTTTTGAATTATTATTGATAGAGATGGTGCATTCTGCTCCATTTCCATCACCTTTAATAGGAACTCGTGTATAAGTTCTATTTGCAGTTCCTAATCCAACACCTCTATTACTAATTTTAACAATCTTTAGTTGTCCACTCGTAACAGCATTGTTTCTAACTGCTGCTATATTTGAATCTGTGCTAGTTGTCCAGTCTTTTGGTACTGGCATAAAATTAGTAGCATCAAATTTTACAATATCTCCAGGTTTTATTGTGTAAAGATATTTCCAAATATAACCATCACCACTAGTTCCTGCTTCTCTTGGTTCTAAATCAGTAAAAGTTGGTTCATCAAGAGATGCTTTACCACTTGGATTTTCTGGATTAGTTCCATTCTGCAAGCAAACATAAACTCTAAAATCAGAGTTCATTACATAATAATTTGCCTCATAGAGAGTAATAGAACTTGAGGGTTGTGAAGGATTCTCTGCTTTAATGTCTGGACGATACATATCATATGTTGTACCAGACGCCCAAGTTACTTTTCTGATAACTTGTTTAACATCATCAGAATCAATTTTTTTGAGAGCAATCATTGTATCCCAATAATCATTCTCTTGATTAAAGTTGTCCCTTGGATCAGGAGGACTGCTATCCCAACTTGCATCAACATCAGTAGGATTGGGAAGTCCAACAAAAGAATACAAAGTGCTGCTAGTGGAAGCCACACTAGCAACAAAATCTTTTGCATTTAATATACGAAGTTGATCAGTTATAATCGCAGCCATTTTGCGTAGTTTTTTACTTATTTATCAGTTAAGTTGTGGAGTATCCCACTAATTTTAGAGGTTGAACTCTGTTGATAACAGCACCAGTTGTAATACCAGCGGTACCTTTGAGAAGATACGCATCAAATGCAGTTGCATTTAATCTACCTCCAAGGGTAATTTTACCCCAAGAGAATTGTCCATAGAATTCAGTCAATCCAATACCAGTGCGATTTCCATAATCTTCGACACTAACAGTTACTCTCTTAACGTATGTGATGCCAACACCAGCAACTGCAGTTGTTCCCACAGAAACTGCTGCAACTTCATAAACACTATCAAGGAATTGTGTTGTAATACCTAATGTTTCACCAGTTTGATATAGTGAAGTTACGCCACTTCCAACATTACTATTCTTAACTGTAAAGTAATCTCCAACTGATATATCACTTAGAGTGACAGCAGCCCCGACAACTTTAGTATTACGTAAGAATGAGTTAATTGGAATGAATAAATCCATGACATATCCTGTGGTTGCTACACCAACAGAAGTGGTGTTCAATCCAACAATATCGCCAAAATCACCCTGATAGAGAGAGGTTCTATTTTGTTCTCTTTCTAATTTAGGTGCTTCAATAAGAACTTGAGAAGCAACGGTTCTTGTATATCCAATACCAGGTGTGGAAACAGTAATCGAAGAAACCGTATCACCTGTAAGAGTTGCAACTGCAGTTGCTCTTGCAGTTGTACCAAATCCTACTGGATTTGAAATTGTAACAGAAGGAGCGGAAGTATATCCTGTTCCTCCATATCCAATAGTAATAGATTCGACAGTATTGGCGATGGAAACAACTGCTGTCGCAGCAGCGGCCACAATATTATTTTGAGAAACGATACTTATGGTTTGCTGATTTTTAACAGTTTGATTCTCATCATCTGGATTAAAGAAAGGAATTACACTTTCAACGTAAATTTGAGTGGATCCAACACCAACCGATTGAATCAAGTGTGTTCTTGGATTAATTAAAGCAGCGTTTAATTCTCTTGCCTTACTGACAATTTTACCGTTAATTACTTTGTCAGAGGTTTGCTGACATAGTGTAACTACACGTTTATGATCTGGGTTCGAGTCAATACCTGCTTCATAATATGGATTAGTCTCGACAGTATCGGAAGAAATAATCTTAGTTGATAATCTACCTGTCTGATTAATCGAATTTGGAACCAGTGTTTCACTAGTTCTGATTGTTAACTCATCACCAGCTTTGACAGATTCTAGGACATCACGGAAAGTAACATCAATATCACCAGATCCCTTATAGAAAAGAATTTTGGATTTGTCACCAGGGAATGAACCATCTGCAGATCTTCCTTTAGGTGGTTCAGAGAAGTTTATTACACTTCCACCATCAAAAGTATATGATTCACCTGGAATTTGTAATATATCATTAATAAAGATAAGTAAAGTTGCTTGAACATCTATATTTGAACCAACTGCTGATCTGATTGTAACAGGAGCACCATTTCTCTTAACAGTAAACTGTCTAGTGTTACCATCAAATTCATCATGAATGTTATCAAGACGCTCTAATTCACCAAAATGCCATCCAGAGAATTTATCTGAATCGGTTTTTTCAACTGTAATCTTGAATTCTTTAAAATTAATGTTTGTATCGGTAGGAATACCAGTTGCTCCACCAGTTGCCACAGTCAGAATTTGTTTTTGTCCATAACGATATCCAAAGTTTTTGACTTCAAAATCAATGACACTTGATCCTTGTCCAACAACAATATCAATAGTTGCCTCAGTACCAAATCCTGAAGGAGAATCGTCAGAGTAGATTAGAGGAATATCAGAATATGATAAAGGTTCATCAAAGACGACAATTGGTTCAGATCCAATTAAATATCCAGATCCAGGGTTAGTAACAGCAACACTTACTACATTACCATTACTTACTGCAGCAGTACCAATAAACTCAATACCAGTTTTTCCAGTTGATGAGGTATAAACACCAACATTTACTGTTTGAGATCCTTGTCTGTAACCAGAACCAGTATTTCCAATACTAATTGATACAATTGTTCCTCCTGCAGATACAATTGCAGTACCCCCTGCAGAGATAAGTGGTTGATAACCAAGTCCTGCGGTTGAACCAACTGATACAATTAATCCTCCAACAGGGATGTTTGCATTATTTGGATCATAAGATACAGAAGTAGCAGTTCCTGTAAAAGTAACACTACTAATTCCAGAACCTTCACTTAATGAGTAATCTTGAGGAACTAAATCACCGGTTGGCCCTTGGAATACCCCGTTGATCAGAATCACTCCATTATTTGTGGAGAATCCAACAACATCTTCTTGCTCAGATTTAAGGGTGAATGTCTTAGTAGTTGCATCAAATTGATCCGCAATACTATCAAAAACATAATTGGTGTGATATGCAGCCTTTGTGCTACCTTTAGATTCTGATCTAAGGAATGTTCTTCCCTGGAATTTAGAATGAGTAGTAATTCCAGTAAAGTCTCTAGAATCAGGTGGATTAGTAATTGAACTAATAGGTGTTGCACCTTGAGGTGCAATGTAGAAGTTAATGGTATTATCAATAATATTATAAGCACCATCAACTTTAGTTACAGCAACACCAACTGGGTGTGTCGTAATTCCAGTGCCCATCCACCCACGATCAACTAATATACTATTGGTTAATCCAAAACCAACAGTGTTAATTTTCATAATTTCGGATTCAACTTGAATCAAATCTGCAGCAAAAAATGAAGTAATTCCGATGGTTTCTATCGTGGCATCTGCTATACCAATTTTTTTGTCTAAAGCAGTTGTTGTAGCAGTAGAAACAATTGGATTTTGAATGAAATTATCAAGGGCAATCAAACACTTAGAATTTTGTTGATTAGAAGTGAGTTTGTGGAATGTTCCAATTCCTATACTTGTAAAATCAATCTCTGTAGGTTCCAATGCATTAGCATCAGTGGCAGATCGAGCTAATTTTATAGTAGAATCATTAACTTTAATTGCAAAGACAAAGGCGTTAGTAGGAAGAAAATCAGTGCTACCCACTCCAGCAAAAGTAGTTGTTGCAATACCAACACGAACATGTGTAGCAACTCCAACGGAATAATTAAGAGGTTCTCCAGTAGTGAAGAAGTGATTTGGAACAGTAATTTGATTATTAGTTAGATCTACAACATTTGTATCACCACCATCAAAAGTTCTTTGGAAAATAGGCCTTCCTTTGTGATTTAATTCAAATTGCCTTCTAACATCAATGGCAGTACCTTCATAGAAACCATAACCTGCTGTAATAGATGCATTGTTTAAATCAATTTCATGATCAAGAGTATCATCAACAGCTACTAACTGAATTGCTTGCTGATATACCTTTGTTTGAACATCAGTATTAGCAGGAGGTGTAAATTGAAGATGAGTTTCGGTACCATCAGTGAGAGATCCAATTGTACCGATACCACTTCCTGTAGTTAATACACCATATTCAGTAATAAATGTTCTAGAGTCATCATTAACAACAATGATCTCAGATAATTGATATTCATCATTTGTAGTATCTTCTATACTTACAATGTAATATGCTGCTTGATAGTCATTTGTGCCCGCACAAGTATAAGAAGCAATAGTATGGATTCCAGGATTAGATGATGATGCTAGTGTAGTGTGGAATGATTGAAGTTCTGAAATATTTTGTCCAGCAAGTCCAATAACTGTTGTTCCAACACCAACAGATTCAGTGCTTGATAAAGAAACTCTTACTGTGTTAGCAGTGAGAGCAAGTCCAACTGCAGGGGTGAATTCAACATTTACATCACCTCCAGACATGTCGATTGAATATGTTCCAAGTCCAGTTACAGTTGATCCAAAATCAGTTGAAACATCGCCATATTCAAGAAGTTGAGCGTCAGTTCCATCATGAATAATATTAAGTTCATTAAAAGCAGTAATTCCTCTTTGATCTTGCAATTCAACTAGAACTTTTGATGATCTATATGTTGATGCTATCCCTACAATTGTTGTTTTTGTTGCTGCAGGTACTACAACTTGAGAAGATTCAATATTGCAGATTTCACCCAGTGAAAATGATCCAATACCAGAGATAGTATTGTCAAGATCGAAACTACAATATGATACATTGTAGTTTTGTGTTCTAAATTTTGTGGGGAAGAATAAAAGTTGTCCCTCAGATCCTGCAATACTGAAGTCAAAAGATCCCAAATCCAACGTTGATTCTACCCTGCCATAATTTAATACTTCAGCGATTGATCCATTATGAACTAAAGTTACAAGTGACGCCTGTATTTCGGAAGTAATTACTTTATCACGAACATAAGTTAAAATTTTCTTAGATTTTTGATCAACTGGGAATTTTTTAACAACACTAAACTTAGTGGGACGTTCTACACTATTAAATTGCTTACTGATGTCGTCAATTATTAAGGCTCTATTACCTACAGACTCAAAATAATCAGTTAAAACTCTATTTTCTAAGAAAATTCTATCGGAATAGATGGTTCCAGAAGCAATTTTTGAGTTTTCAGTTACTAAATCAAATGCTGGATAGCAATTTAAGCTAATTCCTCCACCAAAATTGCCATTTCCATACGTTGTAGTAGGAAGAATATCAACGACTAGTGATACTGTTGAAGAAGAATCAGTAAATACTGTTCCTCCAACTCTATCATCAGCAGATTCAATGACTAAATCACTAAATTTCAAGAACCCTGCAGTATGAGTTAAAGAACTTACAGCATCATCCCAATTTTGTAGAGGAATTTTAGATTTAATTGCATAAGAAAAGTTTTGATAATAGAAATTATCAGGAATTCTTTGCTGATTATCATTGAAGAATCCAGTCGTTTTATTCCAACCCTTCTCTACTATAGATGAAGATGCTGTTTCTATATCGGAATTATAATCAATTTTAGATTTAACGGTGCCTTGAGTTCCTGAAGTTTGTCCAGTTACAATATCACCAACTAAAAAGTCTCTTGATGTCGAAACTTTCAAAAGTTCAATTCTATTATTCCAACTATCAACCTTTCCTTCACCACCGTTTGATACAACTGTTTCACCAAGTAAGAAATTATTCTTTTTCAGTTTAATATTAAATTGTGGGAAAGAACTTTGATTTATTATTCTTCCAGCAGAATTTATTGTATCGTAGTTTCCTGCATGAATATTATCATTAAGAACTTCATCCATACTAAATGTAACAACACCAACATTACCACCTACAGGAATGTTTACATCAGTTAGTGTGAACAGATGATATCCATAGTCAGATGAATTAAATCCTGTTCCTGTGGAACCAACACCAACACTAACATTCTCAATAAGTACTTTATCACCTACGGCAAACGGGGACTTATCGGAGAATCCAGTGTCAAAACCAACAGTCGCTAACTTAGTTGAAGTATTATATGTTATTCTTTCAATAGGAACACCGTTTGAGTTACTTATAGGAATAATTGTTGGAGTTACATTATTAAGTCCTTTGGTGTTATTTCTGATGGTGACTTTAGAATCACCTAAACTATAGAAAAGATCAACATCATCAATATGTTTACCAGTTAATCCATCTAAAACAACTAAATTTGGAGCAAGTGAGTAATTTCTACCAACGGATGAAATTCCAATTTCTTCAAATGAAGTTAGAGATTCAAGTAAAAGAACCTCTGGTAAATTAGTAGTTGGACGAATAGTAAAATCGGTTGGATAGTCAAATCCAATATTTGAAATTTTTGTTGAAAGAACTTTTCCAATTGTATTACTAAAGGGTTCAAGAACAGCACCAGATCCTGTTATAGTTCCCTCAACAGTGGATACTCCAACAATCTCGTTATAGTTTGCTCCTTTAAAAGAAATAATGATATCAGAAATTCCACCGTATGCATTGATTGAACTAGTATCGTAAGATAATCCACCATTAAACTTATTATAAGAACTTCTCTCTGGAAGTTTTTTAACATCATATTTAAAGGTGGTGGTTGTACCAACACCGACTACAGAAAATTCTCCTGTATAAACGCTGTTTATAACATTAATCTTGTTAAATCCATCAATTTCTTTGTCAATGACGATATTTTTCTTTGATTCTGTAGTGTAGTCGATATTGATCGGTGAGAATTTATAGAAAATATTCTTGGGAACATCATCATTAACTACTAAAGTAAGTTTTGCGTTCGCATCAATACCAACTTTACCTAATTTAGTAACTTCAAACTTACTACTTGTTAATGATCCACTAAATTCATCAGTAAAATTGTAATCTGTGTAAAGATGTAGATCAAATGCAGAATATAACGAAGAATTATTAAGTGAAGAAAGTGAAGAATCACTTAAGTCAAATACAACAGTATTACCTGAGTATACATTTAAAGAGGGATTAATTGGTAGTAAAGTTCCTTTTCTTGCAATATCAATTGAAATGAAACTTGGATTGAACTGTTCAGACTGATATCTTGAATTGCAAAGTCTAATTTTATCTTTAGAAAGTTTATTAATGTAATAGATTTTTTGATCCTCAAGTCCAGTAGGAGCTGGATTAGAATCAAGAATTACTTTATCACCAGTATTAAATCCATGATCTGAAATTTCAATAGTATTTTGAGATGTACTTACACCTGCAGTGGTAAATCCCAAAGGATTAAATACAATTCTTCTGTTGTGATCATTATACTTAACACTAATATTAGTAATAACACCAGGTTTAACTGACATTCTTACTTTATCATCAATAGACAATCCATGAGTAGAAGCAGTTGCAACAGTAACTCTATTCCTTATAGCCTCAGCAGTAACAACATTGCTTCTAAGAGTCTTGAGACTATGCATTACACCAGTTCCAATACCAGTGAAGTGCAGTAATCCAGAATTCATTGTGGTATCAGCGATACCAACAAAAGTTCCAGTAGATCCAATTCCTACTTTAAATGTTTGAATACCAATTTCATTCGCGCTAATTTTAGCAACATAGAGAGGTGTATCATTAGCAATTCTGTAAGTGGTTCCAACAGTTGGATTTTTATCAACTTCGATTGATGTTCCGCCGCCGTTATTGTAAACAACTACATCTCCAGTATAAAGTTCATGATTAGGAATGAATAATGTTTTTGTAGATACAAATTTTTGAGTGATACCCGCACCTGGATTGGAGAAGAATACCGTTGAACCAATTCCAACACCACTTAAAGTACCAACACCTAAGGTTTCGCGGGGATCAAAATATACTTGTTTATTCAGATCAAAATCAACTTTATTTTCTCTACTTGCTGAGAAAGTAAACTTACGACTATCTTCAATTAGTGATGTAGTTGCAGTATGAGCAGCAGAAACTGTGCTGCTAACAGCTCTTTCAACTCTGAAACGTGAGCTTTTATTATCAACGTTAAGTACGCGAACTTTTTCAGATCCCAAAGTTAAGATATCATTTTCTCTGATGGAAAGAAGTCCACGATTAATAATTCCTCCTCCAACAGAGAAATATGTAACAATACCCGTATTGCCAGAAGTGCTGACACCAGAACTTAAATTGTAAAAACTAGAGGTAACTCCAATGTTATAAGATTTGTTGGAAATATTAATTGAAGTATTAAATCCAGACAAAGTGACTAGATCTGTATTAGTAAGGTTGTGAGATGATGATGCAAATGCTACAAATCTTCCCGAAGAATCAATCGGAGAAATTTCTAATTCAGATAAAGATAAAGACTCAACACTTATATCATCAATAACTTTACCAGAAACTCTTGAAACTTTTGCATTAGCAGAACTTGCGCCTGTTAAAGGTTCAAAGACTATTTTATCTCCTACTTTATATCCACTACCACCTGTGATAATACCAACATTATCAATAGTGCCAACGGAAGTAGAAGTAATATCAATTGATTCTGTATAAACCTTATATGGTTCAGTTACAAATTCATATGAAACATTATCTTTTGTTAATCCATAAGATGTGGTGTCTCTCAACCACATATCACTTACAATATCATATTTTCCCTGATACGAACTATTTTTAAAATTAAATTCGTTTGGTTGAGATTTAAATTTATTACCAATAAAGTAAGGGAATTGTGGTAATTTAAAGTTTTCAAACAATCCATCACCAGCGACAGCACCGTCACTTATGGTTGCAAAATACGCATATACACCGTTAGGATAATCTGGAGTTATACAATATCTACCGTTATATTCATCGAGATCTCCATCCCCAGTAAATTTGTAATCTTCACAGAAAAATCCATTGTTCCATAATGATAACGGAGGACGATTTGAAGATTGCACTAAACTATATCCGCTTCTCATCGCTCTGATAACTCCACCAGTTTTGGTATCAAAACCATAGGGGCCATAGATGGGATTACCATCATATGCCCAACCAATTATAGGAGAGTGGAATTCAGCGACAATTTCTTCGTTAGCTGCATCAATTCTTAAATCAGAAACTCCATATTTTGTTCCTTTTGTTAAATCACTATATCCAAAACTTGTAGTACCGGATAAAGTTTTGCCAAATACACTTTGTCTAAGTTTTCTTGGAGCATAAAGATGAGTATACTGTATTCCATAATCATCAGATGGGGATGCATCTAATATACCATCATCATCACTTATAATATTTTTATATTTTTCAAAAAGATTTAAAGTCCACTGATTAATTTCAGCAGTTAAGTTTGCCCCTAATCCATTTGATATTATACTTACAGTAGTAGTATCAGTGTAATCAATACCCGGATTATCAATAATAACTCTATCGATCTCACCATTAACAATAACAGGAGTTATTTTAGCAAAACTACCCTCACCATTGATTACTAATTGAGGTGCTGAGTTAAATTCAGAACCACCATTTAACACTAATACTTCCTGAATTCTACCATCATTAACAATAGGTAAGAGACTTGCATCTTTACCACTAAGTAATCTAAAGGATGGTTGTCTGTTAAAGTTAATAATCTCACTTGATCCATATCCAACACCATTGTTTGTTAAGTGAATTGATTCAATAGATCCTTTAAATACTGGTTGAAGTTTAGCATTAAAGTCTTGTCCACTTACGGTATTAATTCCAATTTCTCCAGATATAGTTACTGAAATTGGAGGATAGTTAAATGTATGAGATCCAGTTCCACTAGATTCAATTTTTGCATATTGATTGGTGTCATAGTAGAACATCTTTGCAGTTGTTCCTACACCCACAGATGACAACTTAAAGTTATCTGTATCAACGACAGTAACAATGTAATTCTGATCTGAACTAAGTCCAGAAGCGTCTCCAGAGTATGTTACGGTGTCTCCAGATACAAAACCATGGTTCTTGATATTAATCTGATCTAAAGCAGTATTAATACCAGCAATTGAAGATGTTCTCTGTTTATTTTCATAGTTTAAACCAGACGAGGTTACAACTACGTTAGAAACGATACGTTTCTTTTCAAAAGATTCAAATCTATGAATGCCATCACTATATGCTGAAATATTTACTGGGTTAGTTCCGAGGATAGAATCTGCTTCAGTTAAGAATAATTTTACAGTTTTTGTATCAACAATTTTAATATAGTATTCGGCATCGTCAGAAAGTCCACCCAGGGCAGTTTGTCCATCGGTTTTATAAACTACCTTTTCAGATTCTCTAAATTTATGGAAAGTAGTAAATCCAATTGTTTCTGAAGATAATCCTATTTGAGGATTATCTGCTGTTGCAAAGAATGAAATTGAGTGATTGATCAGTTTTGTATTTGCAGTAGCACTTGCACCAGAGCCATTTCCACCTGTAATTGTGATTATTGGATCTGAAATATAATCAAACCCTCCATCAATAATATCAATTCTATCTAATTCTCCCTTTACATTTACAAGTCCAGTTGCACCAATTCCAGTAGTATCTTGGATTGACAGAATTGGAGGATTTATAACATCATAACCATCACCACCAGCTGATACAATAACATTATTAATTGTTCCGTAGTAAATACTATCTCCAGATTTATAATTTAAAATCTCAACACCATTTACCAACATACCAGTTCTACCTGGAAGTGTTACATAATCTCCACCATTGTTAACAGGAGATTTTTTAAATTCTCTTACTAATTGTTGATTTTCTAAATTTTTATTATAAAAATTGTTTGCACAGAGGAAATTACTAGTTACGATTCCAGATACTGAAATAAAAGTATCGCTATCAAGATTAGTTAAACTAGAGGCAATTTTAAATGATGTATCATCAACTTTTTTTACATAAAATAATCCCGGTAAAATTTCAGGAAATCTGCTTTCTACAGGAGCACCATCCTGATCAGTGTAAACATAAGAATCATAGTAAACTTTGTCTCCTGTTACAAAACCGTGATTTCTATCAATAGAAAATGTCTCTCCTTGATAAACACCATCCAGAGATACTTTTCTATCATAGAAACTTAAAGGAGTGTCATGATAAAAAGGAATAGATGAAGATGCAACTAAAACATCACCGTTATATTTTGCATACGTATTCTGTACATTCGCCGGAATATTTTGTGCGTAAGAATATTTTTTGTTATTAACATTACTAATATCTGGTTTAAGAATATTTCTTCTTACACTAAAGTGTGTACCAGTTAATAAACCAGTTCTTGACAGGAGGAATTGTTTTGAATTATCAAAATCTATAATAACTCCTTGCCTTTCAGTGCTATCTGCCTGAAGCACGGTTAATTTGTCACCAATCTTAAAGTCGTTATCTGCAAATAGTGTAATTCTGTAAGTAAAGTTAGATGAGTCAATTAATTCAATTGATCTAACATCATATCTAACACTTACGTTATTGAACCAATTATCTGTAAGAGGAGATATTGTAGAAATACCAAGCGACTTAATGTTGATAGTATCTTTATCATTGTAATAAGAAGTTTCATCATAGACGACATTGTTAGAAAGTACATTTCCTAACCGCACTTCAATCTTAGATGTTGTTGCTACTCCTACCGCTGAGGCATCGCTAGAAGCGACTGAGACAGGGTTAATTCCTAAGAAACCATATGCACTAACGTTTAGTCTTAATTCAGTTCCCAGATCGATTTGAGCACCAGTTCCAACGACTGTAGTATGTGCTACACCTACGTCAGTAAATTGAGTTAGGTTTTTAGATCTATAAGTTAGAATACCACTTTGTCCATTGATGCTCAGTTCTCCCCTTTCAGGAAAACCAATAGTTGAATCAACATCAATAATTGATGAACCAGTTGATACTAAAATAGTATTTTGAGTTTTCGGATGTGCGGAAAAATCCCCGGAGATAGTTCCGCCAGAAAGAATAATATCTTTACCATAATCAAAGTCAACACTTAGTTGATAAAAAGTTTTACTTCCTCTTTGAAGTTTTTCTACATCAATAACAGTAGCATAAGATTGAGGTATCCCATATTCTGGATATGAATCTTGATAAAGAGTTTGATTTTTTAAATTTGTAGGATCACCTACAATTGCCTCTACGACAATATCTTTTGTTTTTCTATATTCAGCATCAGAAGGCTTAAAGAGAAACTCTTTTGGCTTAATAACCTCTACTTTTTCTCCATATAAAGCAGCAAAAAGAATTTTAAAAGATTCGTCTGTTCCTTTTGATTGATAAAAATCCTTTGCTCTTGATAAGAAAAGTCTCTCATTTACATCAGAACTCAAAGATCTTTTTTCAAATCCAGGAGCAATTTGTTTTTTAAGTTTTACTAAAAACTCTCTTAATAAAATATTGCTTAGATTTATAATCTTCGCACCCTGTGTGTGCGATGTTGCCCCAGATCTGGTGAATGTCAGTTCTTCATCATTATCACTAAACGCAGTTACACCACTAAATCCACGAACACAATCAAAGAATTGATAATTATTTCTACTTGTATATAATATTACTTCATCATCAATTTGAATAAGTCCATATCTCTCTGGAAATTTATAAGTACCAAACTGATCATTACGTAAATCAAAAGTTGCATTTATAGTTGAATCGCTAAAATCAATATCAACATCAAGACGAGTTTCATCTTCTCCTTCTAAAAGAGTTTCAAGTTTGACGTATTCGTCAATATTCTGTATGATATCAGAGGGTGCAGTTGAATATTCTTGAGAAATATAATACTGCTTTAAAAATTCACCAACAAGTGGAAAATCATCCCTTACAAATGCAGGTAACTGATACTCAATAATATCCTGAATCTGTACTCGCTGTAAATCGGTTGATATCATCTTACGTCTTTAGTATGAATAAGTAGGAGTGGAAGTTGAAGATGTTGAACTTGAAGATGTTGAACTTGAAGATGTTGAACTTGAAGATGTTGAACTTGTGGTTGCACTAGGTGTAGTTGTACGAGTAGTTGTACGATTGTTAGATGGTGGAGTATAAGTAGAATTTGTTCTCGATGTAGTTGATTGAACGTTTGGTGTTTGATTTATTGCTATCGCATCAACTACTCCACGCACTAAACTTCCATTTGCAAAACTTGAAGAAACAATATAGTCAGATCCTGATATATCATAACCAGAAGCAATCCTATCATTAATAGAATTTATTGTTATGTTATTAGTATCTAGTTGAATATAAAGATCCTGTAATCCGATAATATCATTTGAATATGGCACAGCTGAGATTTCAATTATGGGGAAGTCTCTGCTTATAGATGTGGAAATAATATTGATAGGATTCAGTTTAATTTCACCCTTTATGTAATCAATAGTACCAATATTTCTCCTAACAATAGTAGCTTCAGTTGCTGACTTTAATCTTATTAAATCAATTGATCCTGTTTCTAAAGAAAAATCTGTCTTATCAACTAGATAAACGGTTCCAGCAACTCCACTTACCTGGAATCCTGAAGATTTAATATTGTATCCAATTTTACCTCTATGAGTTCCATGTCCATGATTGACAATGTGGAATCTATTACCAAAGCAAATTTCATATTCAGCAAACGTATTAAGAGATGCTCTGAGATCTCTCCTCATTTGAATTGTAGTAATATTAGAGGTAATAGCAGAATTACTATTGTCAATAACATTTAAAAATTTACTATATTTAAATCTTGCTCCAAACTTATTAACTTCAGTTGAATTGGAATATCTATTAATATTTTGAGAGACGATAGAAGTTATCTGACTTTCATTATTCGCATCATTTGAATTATAGTAAACATTAACAAGTGCTTCAATGTAAAGATATTTCAAATCAGTTATCTGCAAATCAATACCACCAACTGAGTATTTTTTGATTTCTCTTTTAATATTATCTTTAACTAAGTTAGAAAGGTAAGCACCATTGATTGGTTTGATGCTTGCAAATACTCTTCCGAATTGTGGTGGATTTAATTCTTCACCACCGAATACAGAAATAGATTCTGTTTCTGGATAGATCTTAGGAATAATATATTCGTAATCAGTAGAAGTTACTGCTCTGTTCTGAGATGCGTAGGTTTGAGGTGCGTACTTTTTAATTGATTCAACACTTTCAACATCATCTCCTGCAAAAGAGGGTGTATTTACAGTTATTCTAGAAATACCTGCTTTAATTTCTACATTATCTCTAGATGTTGTTAATTTACCATTAAAATTAAGAGAGTCAATTCCATTACCAACTGAACCGTTAGTTGCGATATATGCGACACTGATAAAGTTTGGTTCTTGTAATGCACGTCCAAATACACCATCACCAAAAATTAATTCATATCTTTGATCTTCAATTTCTTGAATCCAATATACTGCAGAGTTACCATCAATTTCAAATAAAGAATTAGATAAGTGATATTTTCTTTTTACCGAAGATCTTTCAGACGGTTTCCAAATTACATTAATTGTTGAAGTATCAATATTTGGATTCTCTAAAATATATTTTTGATTAGGATCATATGTATTATATGCATATTCTGCTGTTAAATATGATCCTTCGTATACATCAATATTAGCAAAAGTTGCGATATTATCTATTACTGGTACTGTAATATCCTCCATAATGGAGAATGTATAACTTTCATTACCAAGCCCATTTGATACTGCTACAATTCCTTTGTTTAGAGTTATAGTTTGAGGTTTGATAGCGTAATCAGCAGTATCAACAATAAACGTTATATTTGCTCTAGCAGATTTAGCAGACTTAGGAGTATAACCAATATTCCTCGCCAGAGACACCACGTTCTCCCTGAGGGTGGCGGAATCAATGAATACCTCATTAGATACCATATTGGCATTATATGAGGTTATATACGTATTATACGCTAACGCATCGATAATTGTTGAAAGATTAGATCCTTCAAAATCGTAATCAGTGAAATTAGAATTCGTTCGCAGATAATCAGTAATTGACTGTTTGATCTGATCGAAGTCTAAATTGGCAAAGTTGACTAGTGCCATTATCGTGTCTGTTGTAATGCGAATGATAATTGTTGAGGAGTTGCTTCTATCCCAACAATGTCATAACGAATAGAGATATCATATTCATTTGCATCGAAGTTTGGTTGAACTACCACTTGACGCAATCTTACTCTAGGTTCAAAATTATTAATTGTATTTTCGATCTGCTCCTTTAAAGCGTCAGTTGTAATATCGTCAATAGGATCAAATAATAAACGACTCACTTGTGATCCTAATTCAGGATTAAATGGACGTTCACCAGGAGCAGTGAGGATTAAATTACGAATTGAACGTGCTATTGCAGTTTCATTTTTATTTGCAATCAAATCATAAGTAAGCGGACTTACTTTAAAAGACATCGAGATGTCTTTAAATGATTTACTGGCACGTTCTATCGGCACCCTATTTACAAGCAATTATGCTTTATTTATCTCGTTCCTGAGCAGTTTTCCAGAAATAACTTTCTTGATCACCAAGTCCCATTCTTTCATAACCATTCTCAACTTGATAATACTCAGTTGATACCTTAAAGTCTGGAATCTTTGGATTCTCAGGTGTCAAACTATTATCATATATTCTTGTTCTGTTATTAGGATACAGACAATATTGTCCGTTAACTAATTCAATTAAATTATGCGATTTATGTTCTGCTGGATTCTCACTAGTAGCATAATCAATTACATCAGGATCTTGATGATAATTATCAATGGTACAAACATATGTTCCTTTCATTGTACCATGATCTCTTGTATAGACTTCATAGTCCATACTACCAATAAACTGCTTTGTAATTGCGACAACACCATAATCCATACAGTTCCAAAATTGTAAATTCTGTAAACTCATATCAGGATCAGGTTTCTTCGGTTCCGAAAGAAATGCACTTATTGGTAACTTATCATACATTGCTGCATATTCTGGTAAGTATGTTTCAAAATAAAAAGCACGTCCAGGAATCGACTTAGCCGATACCCAAACGCCCTTTACATACTCACCCCAACCAGATTGATGATCAGTTAGATATTCTTTTCTTACCCACACTTCTACTGAGGGAAGATTGCAAATTAACGCTGCCATAAAATAACAATACTGTTACCTTTATTTACTATACGTTGAATTGAAGGATATTGATACTCTTTCTTCTGAACTTAAATTAGGAAGAACTCTATGATTTAACCATGAAGGAAATAAGAGAAGTGAATCTTCAGAAACCCGATATCTCCATAATGATGATGTAAATCTATTAAAAGCAATATTTTGATGATCCCAGTCACGTTGCAATATAGCAGTCATTGGATGACTAAATTCAATCGCACCACAATTTTCTGGTGTTTTAATATAATATGCTCCACTTAATATACTACGGGGATGATCATGAAATGAATTATAATCTTTATATCCATTAATATTAACCCAGTAATTATCAATTTCAAGTTTGGGTAATCCTATATGTTCACTACAACTATTGATAACACCACTTAAATGTCTAATATGATCAGAATCTAAAATGTAATCACAATTAATAATTGATCGCGATTGCCATCCACCAACATTTGATTTTTCTATATTATTATCTTTATCTTTATTTCTTAACTCAATACATTTCTCATAAAGAAAGGATGTATCCCATCCCATTTTAATTCTAAAAATGGGTGAAGGAAATACATCCTCTAATTGACAATTTTCCATTAACGTTTAACGTCCTTGGCCACGATAAGTTTTACGCTTTTCATTACGAGATGTCGCGGCATACTTCGTATGCTTACCTGATCCTTGACGAGTTTTTTTGGGGGTACCGGGCATAAACCCGTCCTTAATAATTCCAACTTTAGAACGTACTGCCATAATTTACCTCAATAATTTAATAAGAATAATCAGATAACACGAGTTTTTTCGTGCCCAACTCGAATACGTGGATCACACCAGATCTCATATCCTGCTTCAATAGCATCTAAACAGAATGATACATCCTCACCACACATGTCCTGAACTGCACCACTTTCAAAGATTTGCATCTTAGGAGCAAACCATGGATACTTCATTTCAGTATTCTCAAATACTCCTTTCTTAATCATTACCCATCCAAATCCTGTGTAATCAACAGTGAATGGTTTCCTACGTTTTGAGATCGAATCGACAGTTTCGTGATTCATTACACCACCGTTCTGACGGAAGTCATCTTCTTCTAACCAGTGTGCAACGGAAGTAGTACTACCATCTTCTGTAGAATACCATCCAGCAACAATCTCTTTCTCTTCACCTTCATCATTCAATGCCATGTCACACAATTGCCAGAACTTCTCAGTGGTAAAGACAATATCACTATCAATCCACAACTGATAATCATACTCTAGTTTGCCGTCCCATGGAATTTGATCAGGGCCACGCAATACATTTGCACCTAAACACTTACAACGTGCAAAGTTAACCATGGATGAGTAATCTTGACTGATCTGAATACTCATACCGTTTTGTACCATGTCAAAACATAGTTGTACAAAGTTCTTTAAAAATACAAACGAGCAACCGCGCCCAGGTAGACAGAATACAATCTTCTTACCTTTCATTCGTTCCTTAATCGCCTCAATGTCCCATTCAGGTCCTTTTGACTTTTTAGGTGGAACAGTCTTAACAGTAAATCCTTTTGCCATGAGTTGGAATAAACTTCAGTTCAATTATAGTTCAGTGTTATGTAGTTGTCAATATGATGGGCCACCTTTCGGTTCCGTATATCTTCCTTCTGTGAGTAAATGCACAGTTTCGTATGAGAGATCCTCCCTACTATAGTCAGTTTTCATCAAGCCTACCATACCTTGGAGTTGCTGCCAGGTATCTTGGAATTGTTGCTCACTTAAATTGTGATACAACACCTCACCTTTCGCATAAATGTGATAAATCTTACTCATACGATTTTTTTCCTCCGAAAATTTTTTTGTTGCTTTTTAATTCATTAGTGCATTATATATCAAGACAAGAAAAAACCCTGCCAGTATTCCGAGAGGGCGGATGAATTTTCCAGGATATCTTATTAACCATCCTGCAAAAACAACTCTCCAAAAATTCCAATAGGGCGCTTTTTTCATGGCAAAAATTTTTTTTGTAAACTCGAAATCACTCTCGCGTTTTGTCACCTCTGTAGGTTAGGGTAGTTAGGCGTTTTTATATAAGGGGGGGCATCGCGCCGATATAAACAATTAACGACAAATAAAATAACTGCCTAACACGAATATCGACAAATCGTACATTTTCGATATTATAAACACTTTAGCACATTTTGGTGGTTGTGTAAAGAACTGGTGTGGGGACTAAGTGTTAGAAACTGTCCCCACGAATAAGTATCAAAGTTCTGCCAACATTTCATTCAGTTCATCAACATCCAGATCAGCATGTTTCCAATATACACCATCAGGAGTAACTGCCCCATAAAGTTCTACTAACTGGTGTGAGAGTGACTTATATCCATGCTCTGCCCATTGCTGAGCATAGTGATACATACCCTCATCATTTTGCAACCATAGAGAAACATTCCAGGTTTCGTAGTTTGCCCAACCGTTGTAAGTTTGTGCAGACATGATTTTAAGGAGTGAAGTGTTAACGGAGGGTTGAGTGTGATCCCCCTCCGATGTACCTAATATAGGGCAGATCCACCACGAAAACCATACCGTGTGCAGGTAATCATACTGGCACACTAACTCTTGCAATTCTCAGA